GCAAGCCGACCTACCGGATCGAGCCTGCCGGGAAGGAGGCTGCCTGATCGCGATTTCGCTTGCTTCGCTGAAGCGCACGACGGCCCTCGCCGCCCCGCGCATCCTGGTCCACGGCGTCGCCGGCGTCGGCAAGACAACGTTTGCCGCAGGCGCGCCGGCACCGGTGTTCGTCTGCACCGAGGACGGCCTCGGCACCCTGGAGGCGACGCATTTCCCACTCGCCAGAACATTCGACGAGGTGATGGAGGCGCTGGCCGCTCTCCATGAGCACGACCATGACTTCGCCACGGTGGTGATTGACTCGGTCGATTGGCTGGAGCCGCTTATCTGGCAGAAGGCCTGTGACGAGAATGGCTGGAAGGACCTCGAGCAGCCGGGCTACGGCAAGGGCTATGTCGCCGCCCTCGATTTGTGGCGCCAGTACCTCGATCGCCTGAACGCGCTTCGCGACGACCGCGACATGGCGATCATCCAGATCGCCCACACCGACATCAAGCGGTTCGACTCCCCCGAGCACGAGCCCTACGACCGCTACGTCATCAAGCTGCACACGCGCGCTGCGGCGCTGTTGCAGGAGCATTCCGACGTGGTGCTGTTCGCCAATTACCGGATCCGCACAGTGAAAAGCGACGTCGGCTTCAACAAGAAGGTGACCCGGGCGCTCGGTTCCGGCGAACGGGTGCTCTACACCGCCGAGCGTCCCGCCTTTCTCGCCAAGAACCGCTACGACCTGCCGGATAGCCTGCCGCTGTCGTGGGCCGCGTTCGCCGAGGCGTTGCCGCACTTCTCCACCGAACAGAAGGACTCCTGATCATGGCCAGACTGGGCGAACCCTTTGACGCCACCACCGTCGAGCCGAACAAGCCGCTGGAGCCGCTGCCGCCCGGGCAATATCCGGGGCAGATCGTCAACTCCGAGATGCGGCTCACCAAGGACGGTCGTGGCCAGTATCTCTGGGTCGAGATCGATATCCTCGACGGCCCTTACGCCGGCCGCAAGCTGTTCGACCGGCTCAACCTGATCAACGCGAATGCGACCACCGTCGAAATCGCCCAGCGCACGCTGTCAGCGATCTGCCATGCCGTCGGTAAGATGCAGGTCGAGGACAGCGAGCAGCTCCACCTCATTCCGTTGCTCGTCGACGTCAAGGTGCAACCGCCGAAGAACGGCTACGACGCTTCGAATACGATCCGCTACCTGCCGCTGGAGCAGCCCCCGGCGCAGCCGGCGGCGGCCACCCCACACGCGCGTGCGGCGGCACCGGCGAGACCGGCCACGCCGCAGCCCGCTTCCCGGCCGGCCGGCGTCGCCCCCTGGCGTCGTGCCGGCTGATGAGGTTCGCGATGATCAGCAACCCGATCAACCCCGGGGCTGCGCCCCCGCTGCCTGCCACCCGGGAGGCCTCCCGGGTGCGGCTCGCCGAGCTGCAGAGCGACATTGCCGCCATCAAGACGGAGATCGCCACCAGGGATCTCGACCGGCAGGCGCACGGCGGCCGGATCGACAGCCGCTGGTATCACCGCGCGAGGACGGCGCTGCGCTTCAAGCAGCAGGAGGTGGCGACGATCACGACGCACATGGCGACGCTGCCGTCGCGGCGCGATGCGCTCAAGGACCGCCTCATCGAGGTGCTGCGGCCCGACTACGACGACGACGCCTGGCGCTCGGCGTTGGATGAAGCGCACCGGCGCCTGTGCGAGGGCCGGGAGGCGAGCTGATGGCACCGCTGCCACCGCCGCCGACACCGACGCTGGACGCCATCTATGCCGCTTACGTCGCGGAGGCCGGTGACGGCTTCCGCGACCATCTCGGCGCCTCGATCATCGGCAGGGAGTGCCGTCGCGCGCTGTGGTACGACTTTCGCTGGGTGACCCGCAGCGCCTTCTCGGGACGGATGCTGCGGCTGTTCGAGACCGGCAGGCGCGAGGAGGACCGCCTCGTCCGCGATCTCCGCCGCACCGGCGCCACCGTGCTCGACACCGATCCGGAGACGGGCCGGCAATGGCAAGTCACGGCATTGGGCGGTCACTTCGGTGGATCACTCGATGCGGTTGCCATCGGCCTCCTCGAGGCGCCGAGAACCTGGCACGTCGTCGAGTTCAAGACCCACGGGCTGAAGTCGTTCACGGCATTGAAGAAGGACGGCGTCCGCTGTGCGAAGCCACAGCATTGGGCGCAGATGCAGGTCTACATGCACCTCTCCGGCATCACGCGGGCGATGTACGTCGCCGTTTGCAAAGACAGCGACGAGATCCACATCGAGCGGACCCGTGCCGACGGCGCCGAAGGCGAGCGTCTGCTGGCGAAGGCGAAACGGGTGGTCGACGCGCCGCGTCCGCCATCCCGCATCGCCGAAGATCCCGCTTGGTGGCAGTGCCGCTTCTGCCAGCATCACGACCACTGTCACGGCGAGCGGCCGGCCGAGAGGAACTGCCGGACATGCCTTCATTCGACGCCGGTCGACGGCGGGTGGATCTGCGAACGCTGGAACCGGAGGTTGTCGTCGGACGAGCAACGGCGCGGCTGCCCCTTCCACCTGTTCGTGCCCGATCTCGTTCCCGGCCAGCCCGTCGACGCCGGCGACGATTGGGTGGAATACCGCCTTTCTGACGGCCGCCGGTGGGTCGATGGCGGACAAGCCAGGCCGGAGGCGGCGGCATCATGATCCAGCTTCGGCCCTACCAGTCCGCGGCGATCGAGGCGATCTACGACTACTTCGGCCGGCAGATCGGTAATCCGTTGGTCGTGCTGCCGACCGGCTGCCACGCCGCCGGAACCAAGATCCTCATGCATGACGGTTCGACGAAAAACGTTGAAGAGATCGTCGTTGGCGATCTGCTAATGGGCTCCGACAGCCGGCCACGAAAGGTTCTGCAGCTGGCACGGGGGCGCGAGCTCCTTTACCGGATCGTGCCAAAAAAGGGAGAGCCGTTCGTCGTCAATCGAGGCCACATCTTATCTCTTGCCACGACGAATGAAGGAAAGGGTTATCCGAGCAATACGACCGGCGCAGAAATCGACAGCGTCAGCGTCGACGAGTGGCTCAGCCGCTCGAAGTCTTGGCAGCACTTAAGGAAACTCCGCCGCGTCGCCGTAGATTTCCCGCGCCGCGAGGATCCGCCCCTCGACCCCTACGCGATCGGCGCTCTCCTCGGCGACGGGTCGCTGACTCACGGCGTTTACCTAGCCAATCCCGACGAAAAGGTTCTTGATGCCGTCTGGGCGGAGATGGAGCGTCTTGGGCTCTACTTTACCGCCCGACACAACGAGCGCGGTACGTGTTGGGGGGTGCGCTTCTCCGACACGGAAGCCAACAAATCGCGGCCGAACCGCACGATGGCCGTCCTCCGCGACCTGGGCGTCGCCGGATGCACCGCCGTCAACAAGTTCGTCCCGGACATCTATCGCCTCGGCAGCCGCAACGTCCGACGTGAGACGCTTGCCGGGCTCATCGACACCGATGGTCATTACGAAGGCAGCAGCTTCGATTTCATCAGCAAGTCGGAACGCCTGGCCGAAGACGTCGTGTTCATCGCGCGTAGCCTTGGTCTTTGGGCAAAGGTCAGCGAATGCCGCAAGTGCGACCAGAACGGAAACGGGGGCACCTACTGGCGCGTCCCGATTTCCGGGGATCTTGACGTCATTCCGACGCGCGTCGCGCGCAAGAAGGCTGCGCCACGTCGGCAAAAGAAGAACCCGCTGGTCACCGGCTTCGAAGTTGAACCCCTCGGCGAAGGCGACTTCTTCGGCTTCCGGCTGGACGGCGATCATCTCTATTTGACGGCGGATTTCATTGTTCACCACAACACCGGCAAATCGGTTGTCCTGGCCTCCTTTTCTGCCCGCGCCATTGCTGACTGGCCGGACACCCGCATCCTCATCGTCACCCACGTCAAGGAACTGATCGCGCAGAACTACGGCGAGATGGTCCGGCTGTGGCCGGAGGCGCCAGCCGGCATCTACTCGGCCGGCCTGAACAAACGCGATCTGCACGCGCAGATCCTGTTCGCCGGCATCCAGAGCATTCACAAACGCGCCTACGGTATCCAGCGCTGCGATCTGGCGCTGATCGACGAGGCGCACCTCATCCCCCGCACCTCGAACACCATGTACCGGCGGTTCTTGGGCGAACTCGCCACGATCAACCCGCACCTCAAAACGATCGGCTTTACCGCTACGCCCTATCGGCTCGACAGCGGCATGCTGCATGAAGGCGACGGCGCGCTGTTCACCCACATCGCCTACGAGGCGGGCGTCGCCGAGATGATCGCGCAAGGCTACCTCTGCGAGGTGATGCCGAAGCGCACCGAGACGCAGCTGGACACGAGTGGCGTCGGCAGCCGCGGCGGCGAGTTCATCG